TTTAAACGAGGACAGAATTGTAGGTAGATTTGCATGGGCACAGCACAGCCAGCAGGTTATTTGTAATGAGCACGATTGGCAGATACGCAAACTTCGTACTTGTACAAAATGCGGTCAAATTGTACCTCAGGCACTGGAGTGTCCCATTTGTGGAAGTAAATCGTTTAAGTATGAGAATGCTAAGACTGAGATACTTGACCAAGACTTAATGGAAGTATATAATCCGTATGATGTAGGTGAAACAGACGACCCGGATGTTAAGGATGAATATAAGTCCAGAGTATTTTTGACAAAAGGTACAGAGATACCTTATTACAGGTTAAGAATGTTGCCTTTTATTCCACGTCCAGCTGTTTCGTCTATTGAGTCATTGTATGGCGTCAGCGAAGTAATGGTGCTACTCGAGCTGCAGGATATGACTAACAAATTGTATACTAAAATGACTGACAAAACATTGTCGTCTGGCGCAATTGTTACGAAACCTCAACGAGTAAAAATTAACGATACCGATGACGGTATTAAACAAGTAGATGTAAGAACATATGAAGAAAGCCAGATGGTTCAAACAAAACAGATTATGGCTGATACGTCACAGGATATTGTAGCAGCACAGATGCTGTATGACAGTGCAAAAGCATCGTCCGGTGTAACTGACTCATATCAAGGCAAGTATGATGCATCTGCTACTTCTGGTAAAGCAAAAGAGTTTGCGGCAATGCAAAGTGCAGGTCGTATTGAGAGCCTTCGCATAATGAAAGCGGCAGCCTTTTCTGGATTGTATGAACTTGTATTAAAGTATTTACTTGCATTTAGCGACGAGAGTAGACGTTTTGTAAAAGTATTACCAGATGGCTCTACAACAGAGGAAGAGTGGAATAAGTATATGTTCCTTGATAGGGACAAATATGGCGAATTGTATTACAGAGACGATTTCTCGTTTAGTTCTGACCCTGCAGCAACTCTTGAAACAAACAGAGTAGCAATGTGGCAGGAAATTCAGAGTCAGTTTATACAGGGTGCTTTTGGCAATCCTCAGGACCCTCGTACATTGGAGTTGTTCTGGAATATGATGGACCAACAGCAATATCCACTTGCTAAGATGGTACTTGCCGGTATTAAAGATAATGCTCAGCATCTGCCGCCAGAGATTGAACAGTTGTTGCTACAACAGCCTGAGATATTACAACAAGTTATTGCACAGATGCAACAAGCTGGAATGATGAGTGGTGGCAGTGGTCAAGGTGGAGCTCGTCCTAATAGCGGCCCAGATGGTAACGGAGCAACCCATGCAGCTAATGTAACTCGTACGAATGCTCGTAATCAGGCTGCCGAGGGCGATGTTACAAAAGGCTTGGACAGTTCATCAACTGGAGGTGCTGTTAAATGAAAACACTCGGTAAAACAATTATTGTAAGACGCGGCGAAACATTTATACTTAGTCGCAAAGTGTTTAAGGCCGATGGCTCTCCATTTGTATTATCTAAGTCCATTGTAAATCCTTATTTAATAATCACAGTTTCATCTAATACCTATCGTTTAAACGGTGGGTATAAGATGAACTATTGGTTAGATTTATCTTCATATCCTAAATTTGATAGCGTTACACCGGTGGTTATAACATCTACTGAGTTATCTACAAATAAACTACCGAGTGGCTATACAGCAGATGAACGACTTGATTGTTGGCAAGCAATATTCTATGTTGTTAGTGGTACACAACGAGATTATTACTATTATACAAATGGCCAATATAAGTCGTATTCATTTGTATTTACAAAACAGTTTCTAAATTATCATACAGCACAATGGATTGAAAGCGTTTATCGGTATGAGTTTAGATTGGTCGGTGGACAAAAGATGGCTGACTTTTTAAGACCATTGTACATTGCGATTTATCCTACTCGTGAGTGGGTACCGTCAGATAATCGTACATTGTATAATGAAATTAAAAAGTGTAGACCTGACATTGTTCAAAACATTCGATATTCCGCACCGTTGGCAAGTTATTTTGTAGAAGATATATTGCAAAGGCCGGAGAAACTTGTTATAAAAGCAAATTGTTAAGGAGGTTTCAAATGGCAGAATATGATGTTGTTGAAAACTTACTTGAAGGCGAACCTACTGGTGGTGTAACAATACCCGATGCGAGTACTACCGCAAAGGGTATTGCTCAGTTTAATCCAGACGACTTTACAGTTGAGGCAGAAACCGCAAAAGTAAGTGCATTGCAAAAAGTTGGTATACCGCAATATATTGGTTCAGTAGTAAATATTACTGGCAATGAAATTGCAGTACAACTTAGTACTAATAGTACAAAACCTGTAGCACAAGCATCATTAAGAGATTTTGTTCTTATTTCGTCAGATTATAGCGATGATAATAATAGTGTTGCAGCAGGTGGAGTGTATAAGATTATTAGAATATTGCAGGATAATATTGTATATACAAGTACAAGTCCTTCGTTTTCTATTAAAGGTCCTCAAGGTATTCAAGGTCCTGTAGGTCCAACCGGTCCAAAAGGCGCAATTGGTCCAAAAGGCGCAATTGGTCCAAAAGGTGAACCTGGAACAAATGGTACTGATGGTGTAGATGGTATAAACGGTACAGATGGAAGTGTATGGTTTACTACATCTAATACATTGTCTGGTACAGCAGATGTTCCTAAAACAAGTTTAACTGGTCCTCGTGAGCCTGAAACTGGCGATTTCGTAATGTCTCAAAATGTAAATACAAATGGGGCATACGGTTATGTTGAAAACGTGCTAACTGACAATGTAAGAGTTGTATACATTGGTTCGTTAAGAGGTCCCCAAGGTGCTCAAGGTCCTGCCGGTGAAAGAGGTCCTAAGGGTGAACAAGGTGAGGCTGGTGTAGCAAATATAAATCCTAAAGGTACCTGGAATAATGTAACAGTTTATTCTATGAACGATACTGTTGTTTATGAAGGCAACGGTTATATTTCTAAAATAGATAACAATAAAGGTGTTACTCCCGGAACTGATGAGTCGTTCTGGGTATTGTTCGCTACACAAGGTGCACAAGGTCCGGTTGGTCCTGCTGGCCCTACTGGTCCGGTTGGCCCCCAAGGTCCTCAAGGTATTCAAGGTATTCAAGGTATTCAAGGTGTGCCTGGTCCTACAGGTCCACAAGGTTTAACCGGCGATAAAGGTGAACAGGGTGAGCCCGGTTTAGACGGTGAAATTGGTCCTGTTGGCCCGATTGGTCCTACTGGTGAGCCTGGTCCTGTTGGCCCTAAAGGTGATATTGGCCCTCAAGGTCCGGTTGGTGAAGCAGGTCCTGTAGGTCCGCAAGGGCCCCAAGGTATTCAAGGCCCTGCCGGTGAAAAAGGTAAAAAAGGTGATGTTGGCCCTAAAGGTGCTACAGGCGATAGAGGTCCAGAAGGTCCTCAGGGTGTACAAGGATTAGCTGGTCCTGCTGGTCCTAAGGGCGAAAGAGGTCCTCAGGGCGGACAAGGTTTGCAAGGTATTCAAGGTCCTCAAGGACCGCAGGGTTTGCAAGGACCGGCTGGTGAGAAAGGTGATAAAGGTGACACTGGTCTTGCAGAACTTAATATCAAAGGCAATTGGGATGTGGCTACAACATATGCACTTAACGATTTTGTAAATTACGATGGTAAAGCATATGTTAGCATGGTTGCAGCTAATGTAGGTTTGCAACCTGACACAAATCCTGATGCATGGATGCAGTTTGCGGTTGAAGGTGCAAAAGGACCTCAGGGAATACAAGGACCTGTTGGACCGCAAGGGGCACAAGGTCCTAAAGGTGAGCAAGGCGTTAAGGGCGAGAAAGGTGATACTGGCGATACCGGCCCTCAAGGTGTTCAGGGTGTTCAAGGACCAATTGGACCTGAAGGACCTCAAGGTTTAAAAGGTGACAAAGGTGAACAAGGTGAACAAGGTGAAACCGGTCTTCAAGGACCCACAGGTGCACAAGGTGCTGCTGGACCTGTTGGGCCTCAAGGACCTAAAGGCGAACAAGGTCCTCAGGGTATACAAGGTATAAGAGGTCTTGGAACATTTAGAACAAGTACATCACTTACTACATCGAGTACTACTGTTGCATATTCATCTCTTGCTAGTCCTCCAGCAGATGGCAAATTGCAAATAGGTGATATGATACTTGACCCTAACGGGTTGATATTTGCAGTTCTTACTGCTACTAGTAGTGGTAATATAGCAATCGGCTATCGTTGGAATATTAAAGGTCCTAAAGGAGATACTGGTGCTAAAGGTGAGACTGGAGCAACTGGTGCTACTGGACCTGTTGGGCCTCAGGGTCCTAAAGGTGAAACAGGTGCTCAAGGTCCTCAGGGTATACAAGGCAAGATGGGTCCTCAGGGTCCTACTGGTCCTACTGCAATAGCAAATATCAATGCAAAAGGAACATATAATGGCTCCACAAAATATGTTCGTAATGACCTTGTGAATTACAATGGTAATGCATATGTTTGTGTTGCAGCAACGTCTACAGGTGTATTACCTACGAATACAACTAATTGGCAACTCTTTGTATCGCAAGGTGCAAAAGGTGACAAAGGTGACACCGGTGCAACTGGTGCTCAAGGACCTACTGGGGCAGCAGCTGGTTTTGGTACACCTACTGCTTCGATTGATGCCAATGTCGGTACTCCGTCGGTTACTGTTACTGCCTCGGGTTCGAACACTGCGAAGGTATTTAACTTTGCATTTAAGAACTTGAAAGGTCAGCCTGGTACAAATGGCAAGGATGGTGTCAGTGAAGATGTGGGTATCAACCACTACGTTGGTGGTAATCCTATTTCTCAAGCAACAGACCCTATTGTAGGTGGTAACTTCATTGTATCCGAAACAATGTTGTTCCCTAAAGACGTTGGACTTAAAACTGGTGACGGGGTACTTGCATCGATTAAAAATACTGTAAATGGTAAAGTGTTCTTGGTCATTGGTACCATTAGCAATAACAATGCCGGTGTTGTTACTTGTGCAGTTGTTTCGTTGACAGAGGTCACACCACCGACTGAGGGGATACTGAAAGGTTCCACCTATGCTACACAAGTACTTGGTTATAATGGCAGTCCTTCTGTCGGTAGCGTTCTTGCAAGCATTAGTACACCAATTACATCATTAAGTCAAGTTCCAAAGGTTGGAGATAGATTTTACACATTATTGAAAACAAATAGTGGTGGATTAATTACGTTTTGTATGTGCTTAGCAGAGGTCACGCTCGTTGGTGCAGACACAGATCCATATTCAATTAAATTGCTTAGTGTCCAAAGATTTGACATGGAAGTCAGACAATATTACACTAAACATGTAAAAGTTACAAGTATAGCGGGTTGTTATTACTTTACTTATAAATCTACAAGTCCAAGTCCAATAACTGGCAATCCCAGTGCTCTTATGAACGAAATTCGTTCATTTCAAGGGAATAACACAATTGAAGCTGTGGGTGCATGGATTATATCAGGTAAAGTTTATCTGGTGACAGGCTTTAAAGCTGGTACCAGTATAAATGTTACACTTGAATGCGTTGATATATCAAGTACTAGCTCAGCAACAATTTCACTAACCACCACTAATACGACTATGAATGCATATACAATGTGGGTGGAACCATACATTTAATTATTAGTTTGCTTAATAATGTCTGTGATACCAGTCGACGGCAATGTAAGTGAAACATTTACATGACTGTGTACTATTACCCCGTGGCTATCAATTGTAATTCGTATACCATACCCGTTTAATATTGACGCGGACATGGGTCGTAAACAATATATCATGGTATATTCTTCATCGTCCAACAATATGATGTTCGCAGGTATATTGTTTTGACCAAACGTATTGTACAGTTCAGTTTGTATCGCTGCAGGTGTTTGCAATAAATTGGAATTTGTAGACATAAATTGTACACTACCACAAATCATGTCGTCGTCACGAATTACAATGTTGTGCAAATATCGCACAGTATATTTTGTTTGAACAAAATTCTCTACTGTGAATACTGCACTTGAACCGGATAAGGATTTAAATTTTGCTACAACTACATATTCACTGAATGTTACAGTAAACTTACAAAATACCAATACACGAACATCAGTGTTGTTAATGTCAAACTTCGCACCTGAACTGTACATATTGTTCATATTCAGTATTAAATCTGTGCCAATTGTAGGGACATTTGTAACATTGAGTACTGTATTGTACCAATAGTTAATACCTATCCCCTCAGTCGGTGGATAAGCTCGGTAGGACCTAACAAATCCTACCGAGTATAAATAAAATTTCATAAAGGAGTAAATAAATGCAATTCGATTTTGTACAAAGAATGCTCGTTGAGTACGAAGATTTGCAAGATAAACTTGTTAAACTCGGTGCATTCATCAACAGTGACAAATTCAAAGAACTTGACGACGAGAACAGGTCTTTGTTAAATGCACAATATCATACTATGTATACTTACAAAGTAATATTGTCAAGGCGTATTAAAATAAATGGAGGTAACTAAAATGGACATCAGATGGATTGTCGACGAACAAATGAATGCGGTAGCCAATGGCGGTTGCAAACTTGCAGCAACGAGCGGTATACTTAATGCAATGCTCATGGCAGAGGCTGAAACAATTCAGCAATATCAGTATGCAAAACAAGCACTTATTAAATTGTTCGCAGATGATGAGGCTAAAGCGCAAGTACTTGCCAAATTGGTAGATAATGTTGTCGAGGATGAGGAAGACCACATTGAGTCGTTTAACAGAGCAGCAGCGATTATTGTAGGCCGCAAAGAACCTAAACCTACTGAGTATGATGAGGCAGAAGACAATGACTAATTATGAATATGACAAATTGTTTAGTGAAGTAACTAAATTGTCAAAAAAGGTAGACGACCTTAGTAAAATTGCTACAAAGGTAGAACTCAAATTAGAGGAATTGTCAAGAAAAACTATTGTAATAAGCGATGTACAAAAGGATATTGACAATTTAAAAGTAGAAGTTAATTCGTTGAAGGACGAAAAGGAGGTTTAAAATGTTAGACCAATATGGCGAACAAATTATGCAAATACTTTCCATGTCGCTCTGCGGTGTATCTTTGGCTACAATAATTGCAAATGTAATTTATTGTGTTAAGTCAATTAAACGTGCTGCTACAATAGCAAAGAGCGATAAAGAGGAATTCCAAAAACAATTGGCTGTGTCCAAAGAATACATTGAAACTTCATTTAAGAATGCAGTTCTTCCAAGCAAGATTAAACTTGATGTTAGCGAAAAAATTGAAAAGCCTATTGCAGAAGGTCTTGCTAAAATGGAGGATAATCAGAAAGAGTATTTGCAGAAAATATACGAAGAAAATCAGTTGATACTTAAAGTACTCAGTCAATTTACTCACATTAAAAAGTTGTCCGAAGAGGACCAAAACAAAATCAAGGAAATTGTAGGTGAGGCAGTAACCGAAGAAGTTAAACTGTGAGGTGACTTATGGCTAAAAAAGTTAAAGCAAGGAAATTACAAATGCCTTTGTGGCAAGACATTGTATATATGGCTCTTGTAGCAATAGCACCTATTGTAATAACTTGCATAGAGTTGTTCAATTCTCATAGTACACCTTTTAAGTGGTCATTTGCAAGTATTGGCGCAATTCTTATTACATTTATTGTAATTAAAAAGTATTTGCTTAATAGTCAAATTGATAAACTTGAAAAAGAAGTATTTGCTTGTGAACACGATTATTCAGTTGGTGCAAGTGACGATAAGCTTACAGAAGCAAAATGGCGTAAGGCTAAACTTATATTATATGCTTATAATGCAATTGTAGTATTACTTACATTAGTGTTAATGTATTTGTTTATAACAGCTATTGTAGATGGCTTAATAGCATTTAAAGGAGCAGCAACATTTATACTTTTGTTTGTAATATTCGGTATGATTTTTAAAGCACTTTGTTACGCAACCGGTGTGTACGAAGATGAGGAGGAAGACTCCGGTGAGCAAGAAAATAACTAATTTTAGTACTCAAAAGTTAATAACCAAGATAATGATGTGGGGAACAACGCTGTTGTTCCTCGCAGCTCTTGGTATTATGGCATATTTGTCATTTGTAACAAATGTCGATATTAATCCATCTGTTAAAAACATAACACTAATTGCTGTGGTAGCATTGGTGTTAAACTTTATAATTTGGGAAAGTAGGCATCGTGCAGAATATGACCGGTCAATGTTGGTTGATATTACAAATGACAAATACAGCGTACATAGACGGTATTATTTTGCAAGGAAAGGATTGAAACAAACAGAAGTGCAATCTTATATTCGTCAGTATAATAAGGATTATGTACAAGCATGGTTAGATGATGTTGTAGACGAAACAGGTCGTACCATTGAGGAAATAGAAAATGAGCCTTATAGAGGTCACGATCATAAATTGTTAATCTATAAAGTTAAACATCACAAGTATCCTAAGTCAGGTTTGAAACGAGCCAGAGAAGTATTGTCAGTGCTCAATATAAGTAGTAGTGATAGTATGAAAATAAATTTAAAACAAGCCGAACATCAGCATGTCGGTAGTGCTATCCGTAAAGTTATAACATCTTTGTTATCAACATTGTTAGCAGCATCTGTAACAGTAAACTTTGTAGAAGGAGATTTAAGTAGCGCATTTTTAACATTGATACTCAATATTGTAATCTTGTTTACAAGTTTATTTTTCGGTACATTATCTGGCGCAAAAGCGGCAAAGATAAAATTGTCTACTGCAGAAGTTGTATCAGAGCTGCTTGAAGAGTGGCGTAAACAACCTCCAAAGGAAGAACCATTCCCTGACAAAACAGAACCAATTGTAGAGCAGAAAGTTGTAACTGAACAAGTTGATAACACTGCTAAAAATGTTGGAGTTATTGAAATTTCATAACTTTAGTGGAATAATTTAATTATTTTTATAATAGATTATTATTGTACTGCAAAACGGGTGACGACCGAAACTCGTACAAAAACGTTAAAGGACATTCACAATATGAATTTAGGCGATAACGCTCTGTCATTAGAAGAATTAGCGGCTCTGATGAATGACAGCGGTGAGTCGGAAACGCCACCGGCAACTAATGAACAAGAGCCCGAAACTCCTCCTACTGAACCCGGTAAGAATGAACCGAGTGAAACGACAAAAGCATTTGCAAAGCGTTTGAAGGAGGCAACTGAAAAGGCTCGTAAAGAAGAGCGTAACAAGTTGGCAACTGACCTTGGTTATGCGTCTTACGAGGAAATGCAAAAAGCCAAAGAACAACAGTTGCTTAAAGATAACGGGTTAGACCCTGAGCAGGTTTCACCCATTGTAGAGAAGTTGCTCGAAGAAAGACTTAGTAAAGATCCTCGTTTGAAGGAACTTGAAGAGTTGAAACAAAAGCAGATGCAAGAATTTGCAACTAAGGAATTGGCAGAACTCAATAAACTGACGGGTGAGAACTACACTTCCTTAGACCAACTACCGAAAGATGTACTTGATAGTTGGAAACAAACTGGTTCGTTAAAGAAATCGTATATTGCATTACATGGCGAAGAGTTAATTATAAAAGCCCGTAAGCAAACTACTAAAACAACAACAAATCATTTGCAAAATCCTGCAGGACAAGCACCTTCTCCTACAAATACAAGACCTCTTACCGACGAAGAAAAAGCGGTATGGAGGTTATTTAATCCTCAAATAACTGAGGAAGAGCTCAACAAAAAAGTTAAGGAGATTTAATTATGGCAGGATTTAGAACCGCTTACCTGCAACGCGAAGTTTATATGGACCTCGACGTTGTAGGTGATGTTAAAGTTGGTGACTGCGTGCAGGTTACTCTTCCTACGACTACTGTTGGTGGTTATATGAAGAAAGCGACTTTTGCTAACGCAGATTACATTGTGGCACAGAGTGACCAGACTATTGGTTATGGGCATGTTCCGGTTGAGAACCGTGACTATCGTTATGACCCCACGGTCAAACAAACTGTTGCAACGGCTCCTACGGCAGGAACGAGCACTGGTCCCAAGACTGAAAACGGATATGCTACTACTCTTACTTGGAAACACGTAGCACTGTTTAAGATTATTAACCGCGATGACGTTGTACTCGATGCTGACGGCAACGATGTCGCTACGGCATAAGGAGGCGCAACATGGGTGTTATTATCAATATTGACGAGGCATTGAAACTTCGTACAGACTACAATATTCTTAGAGAACCTCTTAACGAGATGATTAAAAATCAGCAAGAGGCTTGGGAAAGAAGCAACCCGCTGGATATGATTTATACTCGTTCCAGCATTGACCGTTTCCAAATGACTTATACATCGTCTATTGGTTTCAGCAAAGCATTTGTAGAAACTAACGACTATGCAGTTGGTCCTATCTTTAATACTGCTGAAGGTTTTGCGGCGACTTATCGTACCAGAACTTTCCAGGGTTCCTTTATCATTACCCAGCAAACATTGGAAGATAGAGAACTCGGACGTGCCAAAGATGATGCCAATGCGTTTATCAAACGTTGGAATGGTGACATTGTAGAATATGGTATGGCTGCATTGTCCGGCGGTTTCGGTGAAGAAGTTTATTGGGGCGGCGATGGCAAAGATGGTAAGTCCAGACTGAAACTTACTTCTGCTGATACTACCGATGGTGAAATTGATGGCGTTAAAAACCCGTTGTTCTTCAATAAACACACCATTGTAAAACGTCAAGGTATGAGTGCGGCTGAAATTCAAGCAGCTTATCAGTCTAACAAATACTATGCCGACCTTGATATTACTGGCAACGACCCCGCTCGTATTGCTAAACTTGCAGATGTTATCAATCAAGTTATTACCAACATGGAAAACTTGAAAGACGACAACAACAAGTATGCCGGTGTTCTTGGGGCGAAGACCATTGTTTGTGCGAACGATCCGCACCTCAAAGCAGCTCTTGCTACGGCGCTGGATATGGATATGTTCAAGATGGGCGAGTCTTTGTATAAGAACCCTGCTTATCAAGCAGCGACGGTTCAGTTCACACCTTACTTGAACGACATTCCTCAGTTCAAGAACGGCCTTGGTTTCCTCATCATTGATAAATCTTACAATGCTGAAAACCACGGTCTTGAATTGACTGAACGTATCGCTCTTACGTTGAATGTTATTGAACAGAAACGGCCCATGGGTATTATTTACGATGGTCGTCAACGTTTCGATATTAACGTTGCAACATGGAGAGGTATCTCTTATGTTTACTTGGGAACTCCTGCTGGAGCAACTGGTAAATGGAACGATGTTAATACATTTACTAAACTCACGACTCTGGAAACCATCGTTAAACCTGTTCAGGTTGTAGGTACGGTTACTACGAAGGCTGAGGCGTAATATATAATTAACGGCAAATGATAGAGAGCCGGTCGGCAATAGCCGGCTGGCTCTTTTTCATATAACAAAATGAATG